GATCAAGGGCGTTCAAAAATTGGAAGAAATTCTACATTCTCTATCTGTTTATAGTAGAAAATTTTATCTAGAATGTGGTTCTCACAGATGCTTTAAGTAGTGATGGTTTTCCATTTACTTTCAAAGCTATCCTGCAAATAGCCTATGACTTTGGATGAATGTTTTGCTATAAAAAAAGCATTGGGAAGCAAAAAGTCTTTGGAAAAATTATTTGAACGTACAGAAAGCGAGATGTTGTAAGAAAGGAGCGTAGCGCTGAATGACAACATTAATAACGTGGGATTTCGTTATCCTTATCATTCTTTTCAATTTCTTTTCTATTTTTGTTTGGAATGTCAGTTTTATATTTGCTTCTCGAAGAGTCAAAGCAGAATATGCCAAGCGAGAGAAAATCATAGAACAGCATATAAACTGCTGTTGTGAAGGTACAAAACAAGAAAAAGACGAGAGCCAACCAAAATGGGAAAATGAATGCAAAAAAGAATTTTGTTGTAAATGTTGTTGGTGGGCAAATGTTGTAACCAATAACAAAAAATAAAAAGTAGGCTAATCTGCACAAGCTATCAGCATTTACTTTGTTGTCAAAAATATCGGCGCTTATGTCATTAACAAAGGCATAAAAATTTCGACCTGCTTTGTTGAACGGATTTGTTATCAAAATAGCAATTACTAATAAAAATAAAGTTTCGACATTTGATATTTTTAACAATGAGTCTATTAAGTAATCAAAAAAATAATTCACAATAATCACCTCCTCCCTATAAGTATTATAGCAGGAGCGATAGAAAATGAAAGGAGGCTAATGTATGAAGTTTTCAGGAATTAAAGAATATGCCAATTCTCGTGGACTTGCATATTCTACCGTTTATGCAATGTGCCGAGATGGAACACTTCCGGCAGTTAAGATAGGACATCGGCATAAAATCGAAGTCGAAGGCGCTGATCGTTATTTTAATGAACAAATCGAACTTCGACAAAAAAAGCTACAAAAATTAAAATGCCCAATTGTTATTTCTAAGCATACACGCCGTGATGGCGGCGGGTATTTAGATCAATTGAATTTGATGCGAAAGGAGGTGAAGTAGCTAATGCCAGAACAATTGCCTAAGGAAATATTTAATCTGATATCAGACAGATCTACACAGATAAAAATCTTAAACTCATACGCTAAAGCGATCCAGACTGTTTCTGGTAAAATTCCAGCGCATATTTTAGAGGATTTCATTGAATCCCTAAGGTCTTTTAATAGCGGCATATCATGTTTAGAACTCGAGTTGAGAAATAACGGTTATTCTTTTGATCAATTTGCGTACCTGACGGCTATAGTCGATGCTGCAGAGAGGGACAAGAGTCGTGTTGTGGGGGAGGAAACACCGTGAAAACACTAGGGATTTATATTTGGTACTTTTTTGCTGAGAGTGAAATTTTCCCTAAGATCCTGATAGCAGTATCACTGGTCATCTTTGGAATGTTTTTAGAAAGGGCGTGGTGAGATGTGGAAAGAGTTAGGTTATCAAATTGCGGTAATTGCTATTGGGACTTGGGCCGGTGTATTTTTCGGGTTATGGCTCTGGTGCAAGGTTGCTGGAATGAATTAAAGAAAAGAGCCATCAGCACGGCAATGCTGACAGCTCAGGGTTAATACATTGGTCATGAACAACCTGTATTGACTACATTATAGCATAAATAGAAGGATTGACAATGAATTACGGCTTAAATTTTCCTATTGAGAATTATGCAGCTCTATACATAGCTATAGTAAACGGCGTTGCTACGGAGACAGCTTTAGCAAAAGTTATGCCACGAGAATCAGTACATTACAGGTCAAAAGCAGAACATCGTGAGCTTATTGCGGAAGCTAAAAGTTTAATGGAGCAAGGTATTCGGTTAGAAAGGCAGCCAGCGTCATAGGAGTTAAGCGTCCTACGCTTGTATGGTGGCTGAAAAAAGAAAAGGAGCTATTTCAATGACAGTGAAAATTAACAGTCTCGAACTTGAAAATATCAAAAGGATTAAAGCAGTAAAATTAGTACCTTCGGCGAATGGCTTGACTATTCTCGGTGGTAAAAATGGTCAGGGTAAAACCAGCGTTCTGGATGCTATTGCCTGGGCGCTTGGTGGGGAAAGATATAAACCTTCTGAACCGCAGCGACAAGGATCTGTTACTCCGCCAATTCTGCATATAGAGTTATCTAATGGGCTTATAGTTGAGCGGAAGGGCATTAACGGCAGCTTAAAGGTCATCGATCCGCAGGGAAATAAAGGCGGCCAGCAGATTTTAAATGAGTTTGTAGCGCAACTTGCTTTAGATCTGCCAAAATTTTTGAATGCAAATAATAAAGAAAAGGCCAATGCTCTTTTGCAGATAATAGGGATCGGTGAAAAACTTTACCAGTTGGATGCTGAAGAACAAAGGATTTATAACAGGCGATATGAAGTTGGACGCATTGCTGACCAAAAGAAAAAGTATGCGGCTGAGCTTGAAATGTATCCGGATGTTCCGAAAGAGCTCGTTTCCGCAGCTGATCTAATTAGGCAGCAGCAGGCGATACTTGCCAGGAACGGCGAAAACCAGCGCAAGCGGCAAATGTGCCAGCAGTATGAAGAAGAATTAGCTAAAGCGCAGATTGCTTTTGACGAAGCGAAGAACCGGCTTGAAGAAGCTGAGGCTGCAGTTTCGGTTGCCCGTAAGTCGGCCGCATATTTACAGGATGAAAGTACGGCAGAATTGGAAGCGAATATCTCTGACATAGATCGCCTGAATATTAAAATCAGGGCAAATATGGACAGGGAAAAGGCTGAAATCGAAGCTGAAGAATATAGCCAGCAATATGATGAACTGACAAAATCGATCGAAGATATTAGAGAGCAGCGCTTAAAGTTGTTGGAAAATGCAGACCTGCCGCTACCTGAATTGTCTGTTGAAAATGGTGAGCTGGTTTATCGTGGGAATAAGTGGGATAACATGAGCGGCAGTGAGCAGCTTAAAGTAGCTACTGCTATTGTCCGCAAATTGAATCCGAACTGTGGTTTTGTGCTCATGGATAAGCTGGAGCAGATGGATCAGGATACTTTAAATGAATTTGGTAAATGGTTAGAACAGGAACAGCTGCAGGTGATCGCTACACGTGTCAGCAGTGGCAAAGAGTGTTCGGTCATTATCGAAGATGGTTATGTTAAAGAATATAACGGCCTTTCGGATGAAGGCACAAAAACATGGAAGAAAGGTGAGTTTTGATGAAGTTTCAAATTACTAGAGGGCTGATTGTAAAGCCGCAAAAAGTTGTAGTTTATGGTCCTGAAGGTATTGGCAAAACTACTTTTGCCGCTGATTTTCCGGATCCGCTGTTTATCGATACCGAAGGCAGTACGAATGTCTACGATGTTGCCAGATTACCGGCGCCGACTTCTTGGACGATGTTGCTGGATGAGGTTAGAGAGGTTATCAAAAATCCAACCTGCTGTAAAACATTGGTTATTGATACGATTGACTGGGCAGAACAGCTTTGCGTGGGTCATGTATGTGCTAAAAATGGAAAAAATGGGATCGAGGATTTTGGTTATGGCAGTGGCTATATTTTTGTAAGGGAAGAATTTGGACGCTTTTTAAATCTGCTTTCTGATGTGATCGAAGTTGGGATCAATGTTGTTTTAACAGCACATATGCAGATGCGTAAGTTTGAATTGCCTAATGAAGGTGGAAGTTTTGATCGGTATGAGCTGAAGCTTGGCAAAAAGACTTCATCGCAGACTGCTCCGTTGGTCAAAGAGTGGGCTGATATGCTGCTGTTTGCCAACTATAAGACTATCGTGATCGCACAGGATAAGGACGGGAAGAAATGCAAGGCCGCCGGTGGTGAGCGGGTAATGTATACGACGCATCATCCTAACTGGGATGCAAAGAACAGACAGGATCTACCGGAAGAATTACCCTTTGATTTTAAAAGTATTCGTGGTTGTCTGGTTTATTCTAATACGGAAGCTTTGCAGCCTGTGTCGCAGCCAGTTGTAATGCAGTCGGAAACGCTTGCGGCACCGGTTGCTAGTGCCACTGCAATTATAGATACACCTTCTGGGCTAATATCTGTAGATCCGGCGCTTATCCCTGTAACAGCATCAGATGATATAGTGACTGTACAAACGTCAAAAGTAATTCCAAGTTGTGTGCCAAAAGCATTGGCTGATTTAATGGCGCCGGAAGGGGTAACGCTTGCAGAAATTCAAAAGGTTGTTGCCCAGCGTGGCTATTATCCAGAGGGAACACCTTTTGAAAATTACGCAGAGGATTTTGTACAGGGCTGTTTGATCGGAGCCTGGCCCAATGTCTTTGCTTTGATCAAAGAGAACAGGGATATACCTTTTTAAGTTTAAGAAACTCAATGTAGTTTAAATAATATTTAACAGATAAAGGAGAATAAAACAATGGCATTTGAACAATTAGGACAAACAGTACCCGTAGAAGAAAGAGAATTAGGATGGGACGATACTATTGAAAAGGAGAGCGCCGGTTTTATCATTCTGCCGGAAGGCGATTATGAATTTAAGGTATTAGAGTTTCAACGTGCCCGTCATGAAGGCAGCGAAAAGTTGCCGCCCTGTAATAAAGCTGTAATCACTTTGGTAGTTGAAACACCGGAAGGCGAAGCCCGTATCAGGCATAACTTGTTCTTACATTCTCGGACGGAAGGCATGATTTCGGCTTTCTTTATCGGTATTGGGCTGAAAAAACACGGTGAACCTTTGAAAATGGATTGGCCACGGGTGGTTGGTCGAAAGGGCAGGGCTAAGATCGGTATCCGTATGCATGATGGTAAGCAGTATAACGAAATTAAACGTTTTTATGATCCTGAAAATACAGCGACAACAGCACCTACTACGGCAGCACCGCAACAACAAAACTTATATCAAGGACAACCGCAGGCCGTTCCTGCATTTCGGCCCGGAGCTTTCTAATGCAGCTGCGTCCATATCAGGAAGAAGCTAAACAGGCTATTTTGGGCGAATGGAATAAAGGAATAAACCGCACTCTGTTGGTATTGCCGACCGGGTGCGGTAAAACTATAGTCTTTGCAAAGGTTACAGAGGAACAGGTTAAGCAGGGTGACCGGGTACTGATCTTGGCGCACCGTTTTGAACTGTTGCAGCAGGCCTGTGACAAAATCGAGCAGGCTACAGGTTTAAAATCGGCTATGGAAAAAGCTGAATATACCTGTATGGGCAGTTGGTATCGTGTGGTAGTAGGTTCTGTCCAGACGTTGATGCGCGAGAAGCGGTTAAACGGATTTGCAAAGGATTTTTTCGATACGATTATCGTTGACGAAGCACATCATGTACTTTCAGATAGCTATCAGAAGGTGCTGGAACATTTTGACAGCGCTAAGGTGCTTGGTGTTACTGCAACGCCTGACAGAGGCGATATGCGTAATTTAGGGCAATGTTTTGAGAGCCTTGCTTATGAATATACGCTGCCTAAAGCTATTAAAGAAGGTTATTTGTCGCCAATCAAGGCTCAGACTATTCCTCTGAATTTAGATTTGACAGGTGTCGCTACTCAGGCTGGTGATTTTAAGAGCAGCGATCTGGGAACGGCTCTCGATCCATATCTGAATCAGATTGCTGAGGAAATGGCTAAAATTTGTATGGATAGAAAGACTGTAGTTTTTTTACCACTTGTCAAGACCAGCCAAAAGTTTAGGGATATTTTGAATGGTATCGGTTTCAGCGCTGCCGAAGTAAATGGTAACAGCGATGATCGCGCAAAGGTGCTGAGTGATTTTGAAACCGGTAAATATAACGTACTTTGTAATTCAATGCTTTTGACAGAAGGGTGGGATTCCCCGGCTGTTGATTGCATTGTGGTATTAAGACCAACGAAGGTCAGGAGTTTGTATTGTCAAATGGTGGGTCGTGGTACGAGGCTGGCACCGGGCAAAGAAGAACTTTTGCTGCTTGATTTTCTGTGGCATACAGAACGCCATGAACTGTGCCGACCGGCGCATTTGATTGCGACAAATGAAGATGTGGCCAGAGCTATGACTGAAACATTACAGGACGCAGCTTGTCCGTTAGATTTGGAAGCAGTGGAAAAGCAGGCTTCTGAAGATGTTGTTGCCCAGCGGGAAGAAGCTTTGGCGAAACAATTGGCAGCAATGAAACAGCGTAAGCGTAAACTGGTGGATCCACTGCAGTTTGAAATGAGTATCCAAGCAGAGGATCTGTCAAGCTATGTACCAGCATTCGGTTGGGAAATGAGCCCGGCCAGTGAAAAGCAACTTAAAACATTAGAGAAGTTTGGTATAAATCCGGATGAGATCGACAATGCCGGTAAAGCTGCGAAAATCCTTGATCGTTTGGATAAGCGCAGAAGTGAAGGACTTACAACACCGAAACAGATCCGTTTTTTAGAAGGTCGTGGGTTCCAGCACGTCGGGACCTGGTCTTTTGAACATGCCAAGAAATTAATAGACAGGATT